CTTTTACTTCAAAGAACCAGACCCTTTTGGTTTGCGATCCTTTTTTGAAGATCAATATACTTGTTGGCTGTCCGGTATATGGCCGAAAAACGTAGTTGTTCAAATTGATTACTGCTTCAACGTCGCAACTTTTCAACAGAATGCGCCTAACTTTTGCGCACTGCTGAGACTCATCGAACAACATGCCTTCAGGTACAACCACTCCAGCACGTCCGCCATCCTTCAGAGCGTCGATAACATGCTTCAGGAAAACCGGATTTGCGCTCTCGGTTTCGAGGCCATAATAAGCGGCATAGTCGGTGGTTTGAGAAAATGGGTAGTTTGTTAGCACTACATCATATTTTTCTTTGACCGGCACCTTTAGGCTATCCATTTGCTCGATATTTGTATGACCGTCCCCGATGATGATCATGTTCATTTTTGCGATCTTCGCGGTGCCGGTTAGTTCACGACCATAGACCGTATCTTCCTTCAGCACCTTTAGCCTTTCGCGCGTCTCACGGACTTTGCTTTTTATGTGGCGGAATGCTTGGATTAAAAATCCGCCCGTGCCGCATGCCGGATCGTAAACAGTTTCGCCGTAGCGTGGATCGATCAGATCAACAATGAGTTTGACGATGTGACGTGGCGTGAAATATTCGCCAAGGTCATTTCCTACTGAAACGGAGTTTTTCAAGAAATATTCAAATGCGTCCCCCTTAATATCGGAATCGGTGTCAAGGAGCGTCAGTTTTGACAACTTTTTGACGATCTTTTCAAGGGTTTCGGGCGTTTTGATCATAAGTTTATTCTGGAAAACATCCCCGCTGTGATTGTACTTATCAACCAACCTCGGAAGGATAGTATCGTTGATGTAGTCGAGCATTTCGTCCGCAGATTTGTCGCAGAATGCTTCCCAGCAATATTTCTTTTCCAGAATGCGCTTCTCGCCACCACTAACGCGATCGGTCTCAATCTCACTGATTAACTTTAGGAACAGGAGATTTGAAAATTCTGTGAATCGTTCAATTCCTTCGCGGAGTCCTTCTTTTCGCAGAAGATCGTTGGCCTCACTAAAAACCTGAATTAGTTCCTGCTTTGTATGCCGCACGACATCCGGTGTATAGATGTCAGCCCCTTCTTTTATATGACGAAGTATTTGTTTCTCACCCAAAAGCGTTGTTACTAAATCGTCATCCATCCGAAGCGGAACCCCCTTGCGGCAATCATAACTCTCAATGATGGCTCCATCTGCAACAAATATAATGTCAACCTTCAGAGGCTTCGCGTATTGCTGGGCGGCCTGATTCAGTGCTTTCACCAAGCTCTGTCCTGGCCGTTTAGCCTCGATTATTGCTATTGGTCTATCGGTCCCAGATTGGTAGAGAATGTAATCGGGTTCAAAGCCTCCAAGCGCCTTTTGTTGATCGCGCGTCTTGGCGCGTTCCGTAAATACATTGCAGGACGGCAAAGATTCGTCGGTTTCCCACTTTAGATTGTTCAGGATCATGTCGATACGTTTTCGCGTAGCGGATTCTTTGGGGTCAGTGAGCTTTTTCATTTTACGGATTTCCTTTTTTATTTTTAGGCTACCGAGTTAAAACCACACCTTCCTAATCATTTACCAGTATCATTTTTATCTATCATCTTTTAGACAAAAAGTGTAAAAATTCAACCAAAGCAAACAAAAAACGTCTAACCAGGCGCTGCACTTGACGCCGAGAATCCGGCGCAAGTGAGCTTTATCGTTATCTTCCCAATGACTTCATCCAATCCTGATAGCCTTTATCCGTCATGGCATCACAAATAGCACTCAGGAGGATCTCTGATAGTTCATCCCACCCGATGCTGTCGTCACCAAGGTGATGCTTTCTGTATGCCATCTGCGCCGCATCCAATAATTGCGCCTCTACTCTTGTCATCTCTCCCCCTAAGTTAACCAGTCAATCAAACCCGACACCCCAATAACTGGTTGTCGCAAATTGAAATGGTTTGCTTTCCATGCGAAAAAACTCTGCATCTCCTTTTTCCTTCTCCTCTTCGGTTGTGCCTCCAGGTGCCCGCTTAATATAAACCTCTTGCTTTTTAAAGCCCATACTCTCAAGCTCTACTGCCGATTCTTCTGACCACACAAACACAATTTGATAACCCATATTCCACCTCACATAAACAGTTAATCAACCCAGCGCCGTGATTGGGCTGTGGTTTCCCGCTTATCCTCAGCGGCGCGGGTTATCTCTATCGTTATCTCAACGAACCTCCTTAGGTTTGCATCCTGCTAATCTTCTTGAACCAATATCTCCCGGCGGCAACTGAAAAGGCCTTTTTCTCGACCCATTTTCCGGTGATGTACCAGTCGGCAATCAGCACCTTATCTCTCTCGCTAAGCTTATCCTTGAGGATCCGATCAACGTCATCGTATGCCTTAGCATAAGGCTTGAGACGCTCATATTCTGCGAGCAGGGAGGCGAGTTCTTCATCATCTAAAATAGTTACCTCCTTCCCGACGTGAAAAACCGGGCAGATATGGACATATCCGCACTTGTCGCAAACACCTTCATCGTATTCCATTGGATCGGGCAATGTGCTGGCAGCTACATGCCGATTTATACACTCCGCTCGTTTCAAAAGTTCTTCACCCAAGGCATAATCAATGTTCATCCATATTTCCTTGTATTGCCCATTACTCTTGTTTTTAAATAGGAAGACGCCCCGTTCCTTATTATCCATAAGCAGGTAAAGCGTAAGCTGTGCTGGATACTTACGCAGGTAGAGATATTTTCCCCTCGTCAAATCGTCTATGGCGTTGATTTTATCAAACATATAAGGAGAGCATGACTTGATTTCCGTTGGGACTGCTTCGCCATCAAGAAGCAGCTTACAATCAACCGTCCCCGTGATCTGGTAATCAGGCCAGGAAAACGGGCGCTGTTGTTCGACGACCTTAAAACCTGCCTCCCTCAGTTCTTGCATGGCCAGGTCTTCAACTGCATTTCCCATGCCAAAAATTAATTGTACCCGTGCATCATGAAGGGTGCGCTCTTGCCATCTGGTTCTTTGATATACGTGATACAATAGGCAGGGGTGCCCGAGTTCGCTTGCAGTGTTAGAATTAATGGGTCTTTGCTTAATTTTTCTTTGTTGGGCTTCTAATATTTTCTCAATTATCATCCTTCTTCACCCAGATTCCTTTCCTCTTCCTTCTCGTCCGGCACGCAAAGCAGAAGAGTTTTTAGATCAAATCCGTATTTTGTTTCCTCGAAAGTGATAGTAGCCATAACCCCGGCATCTTTCGCTTCTTTGGCCAGTTTCGCCAGCGATTCACTAAAGGTTTTGTATTCCTTATTGTCTGTGGAAATAATACTAAAAAGCGGACTTTTCATCAAGGTACCGTCTTTCTTTTTCGTTTGCTTGCGGACATCGGCAATCGCGCAAGTCACGGTCTGGGCGCCTTCGGTTTCGATTTCATCCTTCTTTTTGCCCTTATCTTTATACTCAACCCTCATGACCTGTTCTTGGCTGATCCCGGCAAACTCCTGTAAGTCAGCCCACGTCAAACTACGGATGCCCAGGAGTCGCGTTATCCCGTTACCTATACAGTTAGTATAGGCTGCCTTCTTAACATCGCCCTTGTCAATCTCAGAGGGTGGGAGTTCTGTTTTCTCACTATTCCCGTCCGCATCTTTCTTGCCCCAGGCATACCGCTTAAAAAAAGGGTCTTTGCTTGATCGGGTTCCTATGGCGGTGATAATGGCCCCTGCAAGGGAGAACTCTCCCTGGTAGGTGTATTGAAAATGGCCGCCTTCAAGGAGTTCACAAATTGGTTCATCTATCCGCCATGATACGCCGAATATTCGGCCTACCTTTTCGCTTCCGCTGACCTGAAGATAGGGATTACCGTTCTGATCCGCCCAATCACGAGCGTTTGTCGCCTTCAAGGCAACCTTTTTGATTTTCAGAACGGCATCCATGCGCCGGTCCGCTTGATCGGCTATAGCAATCAAGGTTTCACTTGCCAGAGCCGGCACCATCATTTCTTGTTGAATTATTTCTTCATTGTCATTCATTTATCCTCCTCCTTTATAATGCCCCCGCTTTTATCTTGAGATTATTCGCAAGCACAATAAGCCCATTTTTGAATTCTTTCATAATTACCGCCCCTTCCTCTGTTTTCATATCGGGAAAAGCAAAGTCCAGTTCAAGCATTCGTGCAAAATCGAACAGTCTTTGTTTGTCCGGCCTTCGCGCCTCCTTCTTTTCTGCCGCGATCCGTTCCCGTTCTTCCCTCGCGGCCTTTTCCGCCGCCTCTCTCTTCGTCTTTTCTTCTAAATCCTTAACGGCTTTCAGCGCGGCTTCTTGCCGGGCTTTTTCGAGCTCGACGGCGTGCTTCTCATCATCAATGACTTTCTGCTTTGCCGCTTCGACGGCATCTGCTTCGGCCTTCTTAATCCGTTCCCATTCAGCTTTCTCGTCCGCCTGGGCTTGCGCAACGGCTTCTAACCGTTGCCGTTCGGCTTCCTGTTCGGCGGCGACTTTGGCAAGGCGTTCGTGTTCATCGTAAGCCGCCTTCTCAATTTCAAAAAGCCGCAAGTTTTCTTTTGTTCGGGCTTCTTGAATTTTTACACAGAACTGCTCAAATTGTTCGTCGGTACAGACCTTCAACAACGCCAGGGGCACCTCCATCCCTGGTGCCTCAAAGGGCAGCTTGTAATTCTGCCCGAACAGTCCCATGCCGTAGTCAAACTCAAGTCGGTCAATCCGCGCCTGAATACGTTCGGTTTCTTTACGAGAGGCTTCCTGCGTGATGGCCTCCATTGCGTCATCAACGGCCTTCTCTTCGGCGGACAGGTGGGCTTCAATGGGTTCCATCAACCCGACGATCCGCTTTTCTTCGGCAATGACGGCTTTCTGGTACTTCACCGCGTCTTCTCGTATTTCCTTGCCCTTTTTTTCAACCTTAACGCGGGTACTTTTGACGACCATCCGGGCATCATGTACCCTTTTGTAGCCCTCTTTATCGTCAATACCGTCAATTTTCAGCGGCAGATACTTTTCAGCCATTTGAGCGATCACTGCGTCCGCCACCCCGATAACATCAAACACTTTCCCCTGGATCACCTCTAAATTAGCTTCCATATTCTATCCCCTCCTTTTATCTCCCTCAGCCATCTTACCAGTTTTTCAATCATAATCATCTCCTGTTACTTTACAGGCAGGTTAATTATCGTTGCCGCCAACCCCGGTGTCGTGATGCGATCCGGTTAACACAGCAACGAGGGAGGCTATGTTAATTCTCCCGGTTCCTGGTACCGTCGCTTACGTCCTGACTCAGGATTTTTTGCGAGATGATAACCCGGCGCCCAAATCTTAATGAGGCACCGGATAATTCTATGGTCTTTCTCAATCTTTTGTCTTCGGATATGAGATAACGAGACCGAATCCTTAACTTGTTCATTTGACATTAATAATTCACGTATTTGGTTCATCACGATTTGCCCCCTTGGCAATGTCAGGTAGATGCGATTGGAGCAACCACATTGCTTGCTGCTCCACAGACCGTCTGCAACGCTGCGCTTCCATTTGCAGGAATTCCAGAATTTCACGGTCGGTTATGTCCGGAAACGTGAGGATTATGTGTTCCGTTTTACCTGGAGTGTCATACCCCTTAGTCGTCTTTTTAGTTTCCGGGAGAGGGGGCGATTGATGCGCTTGAGCCGGCAGACCATCTGACAATGTGGGCAAATTCTTAGAGGATTTAGATTTATTATAGAAGGCGCTCTTACAACGCCCGCAGCGGCTTATCCCACGACTTCCATAAATCCGTTTGTCATCCCTGCCGCATTCCGTACACAGACCGATTTTCCCGTCGGTTTTTCTTTCTTTCGATACGGGCTTCCTTTCACCGGGCTTGAGATTTCCATACAATTCCTTAGCCTCAGCCAGCTTTATATTTCTTGATTCGGGATCATATCGAGTGAAAGAAAAACCG